TTTAGCGTTAGTAACTGCATCATTCGCAATCATGGCGGTGGCTACTGTTCCATAAGTAGCATCCGTTCCATCGGATTGAAGGACGGTGTTGGCAGACCCAACCGTTATGGCAGAAGGATCGCCGCTACTGTCGCCTACAATCAAGGCACCTCTTGCCAAACCAGCCATTTTTGCCAGAGTGACAGCGTTATCCTGAATGGAAGCAGTCGGTACTCCAGCCGATCCGTTTACCTTGAACCCGGATTCCAGATCCGGGACCCCTGTGCCGTTGCCAGCCAGGGAAAGATCTCCGTTGGTAGCCAGAGAAGTAATGGAATCTACCGTCCATACTCCGGCACTGGTAAGACGGGCTTTTTCAGCGGCTGTCGCACCACCGACCATGGTGTTGATAACCAGATCAAAATCTTCCGCTCCAGAGGAAACATCTGTAGTAACGGATTGAACGGTATGCCCAATTTCATTATTACCAGCAGCGGTTTCCGTCGTAAACTCAATACCCGCGCCGATTCCGGCGGCTGGGGTGCCACTACTCGTTCTTTTTACAATAAGAGGGTTTAGTACTGTATTGGTTCCACTGTCCTCTTTTGCTGTTGTAATACCGGCAGAAGAGGTCACCGCTCCGTCCAAAGCAGAGGTTCCTGTTACTTCCAGGGTAGTTACTTGGATATCGGAAAGAGCGTTCGTAACGACGGCTCCACTCCCAGCCCCGTCGCAATAGACGATTACATTCTTGCCATTTTGGAGAGTAACATCTGCGCCAGAACCTTGGCTAAAAACAAGAGAATAAGGACCACTGGACCCAGCGTCCGTGGTTGCATTCTCAAAAATAAACCATGCTTTGGTAGTATTGGGGGCAATCGTAATAGTGCAGAGTTGACTTAAAGTACCCGTGAACTTAATTACACGGAACATTCCGTCTTGTAGATTTTCAGTGGCTTCTCCTGGGGACGCTTCTCGAACCGTTAATGTCGCCGTAGAAGCATCCGATAAGGTAACGGCCTTGTAAGAGGCAATGCGATCCAGAATGTCGAGATTGAAGTTGGTGGTTGTCCCCCACGTACCCGCTTGGTCGCCAGTGGCAACTGCTTCAAAGCCGAAGTTAGTTGTAAATGTAGAAGCCATTGCCTTCTCCTATAATCATACTGGTTCCGTAGGCCACACATCAGGCCATGCAGTCATATCTGCTGTTGCTGGTAAATCACGTAGAGCTTGTCTGTGAGTTGCCCATTCTGTTTTCTTGTCAGCAGCCAAAGGAGAAGAATGGTCAGACGCTTGTGTCCAATCGGAAGCTGCAAGTATTTCGTCCCTCTGCCCCCGTAAATGGCTCATCTGACTTGCATCTCGCTCGACTATTTCCTCTGGGGTCATATCTCTTACACGATGTACCAAAGTAACTCTGTCTGCTTCAGCAGTAATTACATCTGTGTCAAATGTCTGATTGGCAGCAGGGGTGACATTTGTCTCCACCAGAGGGAGCCAGCCAATAGTCTTGAGATAGGCGTCATCACCATTGGACAAATGTAAATTAGATACACTACCCCAGCTTTTGGGCAAGCCGCCCAGATAATCTACGCTGCCATCTTCTTTAACGTGTGCATACATTGCAGTTGCTCCTTAATCTTTGCGAAAGGCTCTTTCCAACTTCCATATTTTTCCTGTCGGAAAAGCGTGACGCTATTGTAATACGGTGTCACATCTCCCGGCAGCGCCCACAGGTAATATGACAAAACAGGAACTATAATCCACGTTTCCACTCCCATCGCTGCCGCTAAGTGAGCGACACTGGTGCAGGAACTTATTACCAATTCACATTGGCTAATTGACTTTCTGGTAGTTTGCCAATCGTCCAACAGAGCTTGTTTCATCCACCTTGGTTTCAGTTCCGCATCTTTATCTCTCTGTAAGGAGATACAATCGTACCCTTTTACCGCATCAAACATTAAATCAGCAGGGAAGAACCTGTGCTGCTCATGTTCAAACTTAGGATTGCCACTCCACCTTACTCCTATACGTCCCGGTATTGGGTCAGCAGTACGATCAATATATGAAGTTCCTTTTAAATCTTCATACTCGTATCCCAAAGGAACTACTGCCGACATCGAAGGAAGCCAGTAATCATGGTACGTCCCACATGCTGCCTCGTGTTCTACCACTGGGAACTTTTCCGCAAACAGGGGAGCTAATTCAGGAGAACAAGAAATCACCACTCGATTACCACGCTCCTGTAAATCAAAAGCAAACCGATAACTCTTGATCTGGTCACCAAGCCCACCTTCCAAGTTAAGTAGAACAGTTCCTTCTTCTCCATTCCATATAGGTTGCTTGGAGCCTATAGGCCTATTGCCAAATACATCTTGCGTTCGCCCTTGGTCTAAAAGTTTATGACCTTCTAGCAATTTACCTTGACGTAATAAATACCAACCTCGATTAAAAGCGGCTCTCTTATTGGTGGGCTGTTTCTTTTTCAGTTGTTGAGCAATTTTCCAGCCCGTCTTAAAATCTCCCCGTATCCCTGCTGCTAATTGTAAGTCAATCAAGTTGTCTTCTTTTACAGGCTCTGGTTTGTCATTCCAGAACTCTCCACCAGAATAATACTCCCACAATTCATCCCCCAACAACTCTTGTGGAGAGTACTTCTGTTGGCTCACCACTGGGCGTATATGATGTAAGTCTTTAATGCCCCATATCTTATCTTCCTCTGTCGAGGGAGGAACATTATCAAGGTCGTGGATAAACTTCTCCACTCCAACGAAATCCGAAATACGATTCATCTGAATCTGCGTTTGGTTTACCAAATCAGCATATTCAATAAGCAAAAAATTGTCTGGGCATATATCATAAGTACTGTGTAATCGATGATAGCTATCGATAATCTGCTTGCTTAAACCTTGAATCAAACTATGAGTAGACTCATCCTCTTCAGCAGGACGAATGAGTTTATAAACAGAAGCAATGCACTCGTTAATAGGACGCACCGTTGCAACAATCTTAACTTCTCCCTGAGTTTTCCTCATCAAATCAATAGCCTTTAAATCAGACCATCCTCTTGATTTATCGAAAATTACAGGACGATTAATTTTTCCGTACCGATACTGTTTCAATACTTCGACACATTCTTCTCTCTTCAATCCGTCCGTCTGTGCGGTTGGAGAAGCTGTGTTAGTTTCCCATAAATAATTAAAAGCCTGTAACATATCTGCCAGATTACTGGTATTGCTGGCATAAGTATCAGGACGCTGGTTTAATAAACTGGTTAAAAGTGTCGAACCAGACCTTGGGATTCCAGCTAAGAATTTTAATTTCTTCATTAAACTACCTTTGTCGCAGACGCAGACCTAGTGCCGCCTTGACCTACATCAAGCCAATCAGTATCGGAACCAATTTGAACAGGGGATGATTTGGAAACGGTTGTTCCATCTCCTATTTTGCCTTCGTAACCCTGACCAGCTATCCATAAAGTACCATCAGTTTTTACTGCATATTGATTCCCTTGCGAACCAGCTACTTTACTCCAATCAGTTGTGCTTCCTATCTGACCGGGAGAACTAGTGGCAGCGGTAGCGCCATTCATCAGGCTACCCCAATAACCATTCCCCCATGTCCAAAGAGTACCGCCAGTTTTTATACCTATCGATGAATTATTTTGGCAGGTTGCAACGTGAAGCCAAGAACCAGCAATTTGAACTGGGCTTGACCTATTTGCTGTGTCATTATTACCAAGAGCTTGCTGGCTCCCGAAAGCCCAATATTCATCGCCGTTTCTTATACAGAGAGATGCTTTACCACCAGACCGAATTACTTCCCAATCAGTATCAGAACCAATTTGAATAGGAGAACTTATAGAAGCACTGGAGGCTACCCCATTGCCTAACATACCGTTATCCTGATAACCCCAAGACCAGAGCGTTCCATCAGATTTGATAGCGTGGGAACCGTCTTGGTCACCAGCAAGCCGAGTCTTTAATTTTGACCAATCCGTTAACGAACCAATCTGAACTGGGCTTGACCTATCTGTTGTTGAACCATCACCCAACTGCCCCCTAGCATTATTTCCTGCTGCCCATAAAGTACCGTCAGTTTTTACAGCTAACATGTGTGTTGTAACTATAGAAACAGTAGACCAATTTGTTAGTGACCCAACCTGAGTTGGGGAAGACCTATTAGTCGTGTCTCCTAATCCCAACTGCCCCTTATCATTAAGCCCCCACGTCCATAACTCACCTGCTGCATTTATAGCCCCACCGCCTCCATTTCCTGCAGCCATCCACTGTACCCAATCACTTTTGTCCCCCATCTGAACAGGGTTTGACTTATTTACTGTTGTTCCATCACCCAACCCACCATTATCATTTTGCCCCCAACCATAAATAGGAAATTGAGTAGCAGGCTCAGCACTAACACCAGCCGCACCCATCATTCCTCGTCTAATATTAGGCATTACGAGGGACTCGTACTATCTGCACTGGCAACCATTCCGTGCCATATTGTGCCACCATCAGTGGTGATGAAAACCAAGATATCAATACCACTCTCA